GGAGCTTAAGAAAAGAATAGGCCCTCTTAAAAAAAATGACAGCCTATATGACCTAGAACAGGTAGAAGGTTATGTCATTAGAAAATGCGGTGAAAATGGCTTAGAACATAGCTATGATGTAATGGCCGAAGAAATGCCTTACTTTAAAACACTAGCATACACTGAGTACGGTGGTAGTTTTTATCTACAACCTTTAAATTTTAAAATGCGTAACGAGCAAATGCTCGACGCTTGGCACGATACAGAAAGTAAAGTGCTAGACTATTCTTCTTGGTTAGTAAAAAAAGTTGTTGACAACAATGCTAACAAATACAAAGAAAGGCAAGAAGAATTGGACAGATTTCCTCCTAAGGACTATTTAATAGTTTTACCGGGTTCTAACAAACTTAGAGAAAACGTATGTTTAAACAGATTAAAGCATATAGTTAACAACCACGGTAATAATGTTTTATTTAAACCACATCCTATAACTACACATCAAATAATAGGTGAGTTAAAAGATTTTTTTGGCGAAGAGAATATTCTTCCTAAAAACGTAGATATGTATTACTACATGCAAAAAGCTAAAGGCGTTTATTCCACTCATATAAGTGAAAGCCCTTTATTTGCTGGCGTGTTAGGAAAACGTATAGAACCTGTGGACATTTGGAACAACATACAACAAGGATCCTTCTATTGTATAAATAGCTTCTTATATCACAACCAAGACAATATCGTAGAATACGTTAATAAAACTTTTTCAAGTTATAAATCTGGTATAATAAATCCAGCTATAGATAAGAATTGGAAAGAGAAAGTTGACAAATACATAGACTACATCTGTGCTAAAAGAGAAAAATATAAAAACTGGTATATATCTTCACCAGCTAAAAAGAAGTAAATTTTAATTAAATAATAAATTATGGCAACGTACAAGAAAAAACCTAAGACAGTAGATTTAAAACCTAAAACAGTTACAGAAGACGAGTTGAAAATTATAAGAGCTTTTGTAGATACATTGAACAAACAACAAATGAGAGTTGGAAATTTAGAAGTTCAAAAAAAGATGATGGTAGATCAGATCATGCTAACACAGGAGCAGTTATATAAGAATAACGAATTACTAAAACAAACATACGGTGACGTCTCTGTTAATATAGAAGATGGAACTATAAAAAATTTACCTAAAAATGAAAACTCTAATTAGAAAAATTAGTATAGGTAAAGACTATAAAAATGAAGCTATGCACTATTCCGTAGGCCAAGAGGTCTACGGTGGTCATACGATTTGTGATATAATAGAAGAAGACAAGAAGTTTAGTATTTATATCATGAAAAATGAAGAGATTTTACCTTGGAAAGATTTTAACAAAAACATGGCTATAGCTGTAGAATACAATTTAGAGTATTAATGCAGGGATTATTTAACTTTGTTGTTAAGCCAAAAGGATCTAGATATAATAACGTAAAAAAAATTGGAGACAAAGAGTTAATACTTAACTCAGAGATCTTTAATCATCAATACGTTAATAGAGAAGCTATAGTAGTTTCTCTACCTAAGTCTGTTGAAACAGATATAAGCATTGGAGATACAGTTATTATACATCACAATGTTTTTAGAAGATGGCACGATCAACAAGGTGTGGAAAGAAATAGTAAATCTTATTTTGAAGAAGATAAGTATTTTGTTTCTATAGATCAAATATTTTTATACAAAAACAAAGACAAGTGGTCAAGCCTACCTAGTTATTGTTTTGTAAAACCTTTGAAGTCAGATGACATATTTGAAGACAAAGAAAAACCATTAGTAGGTGTTGTTAAATACACAAACGATAAGCTAGATGTAAACGAAGGAGATTTAATAGGTTTTACACCTAACAGTGAATATGAGTTTATAGTTGATGGTCAAAGACTATATAGGGTTTTATCTAATTTTATTACAATTAAATATGAATATCAAGGAAACGAAAAAGAATATAATCCAAGCTGGACATAGAGCAGTAGATGAATTAATCAAGGTAGCTAAAGAACCTATAGTTGAAACAGATGATGACATATCAGCTGACAGACTTAAAAATGCTGCCGCTACAAAAAAGCTAGCTATATTCGATGCGTTTGAAATATTAAACAGGATACAAAACGAGCAAGACATACTTGATAACAAACCTAAAGAAGATGAAAAGAAAAGCTTTGGTGGTTTTGCAGAAAGAAGATCTAAGTAATGTATAAGCAAAGTTTATATGAGGTTATAGAACCTATAAAGATAAACACCATAAAAAGGCTAAACAAAAAGAAAGCCTGGGAATATGGTTATAATAAAGAACATGATCTTATTGTTATAAGCAAGACAGGTCAGATAGGTGAGGTGTATAGCATACAAAATTTAAGAATAGCATTACCGAAGGTAACTGGTGTAAATAAGTTTGAAAATGATACGTGGCAAGTAAGTCCACAACCTAAAGCTTTATCTAGATTAAAAACTATATTTGATTGGAAAGAAATACCTAAAGATTTCAAAGAACAACATATAGATTACATAGAGGAAGAGTTTAAAAGAAGAGAAGAAGGATTTTGGTTTAAAAACAAAGGAGTAGATACTTACATAACCGGTACACACTATATGTACTTACAATGGTCTAAGATAGATGTAGGCCAACCAGATTTTAGAGAAGCTAATAGATTATTCTATATATTTTGGGAAGCTTGTAAAGCTGATAAAAGATGTTATGGTATGTGTTACCTTAAAAACAGACGTTCAGGTTTTTCTTTTATGGCGTCAGGAGAGTTAGTTAATATGGCTACAATATCTAGTGATGCTAGATTAGGTATATTATCTAAAACTGGACCAGATGCTAAGAAAATGTTTACAGATAAAGTTGTACCTATATCAGTCAACTATCCTTTCTTTTTTAAACCGATTCAAGATGGTATGGATCGACCTAAAACAGAATTAGCATATAGAGTACCAGCATCTAAATTAACAAGGAGAAAAATAGAATCAGGAAGTGATCAAGAAGACTTACAAGGATTAGACACTACCATTGATTGGAAAAATACAGGAGATAATAGTTATGATGGTGAAAAACTAAAACTACTAGCTCACGATGAAAGTGGTAAATGGGAAAGACCTAATAACATACTAAACAACTGGCGTGTTACTAAAACTACCCTTAGATTAGGTTCTAGAATTATAGGTAAGTGTATGATGGGTTCAACATCAAATGCTCTAGACAAAGGAGGAGATAACTTCAAAAAACTTTACAATGGATCAGATGTTAAAAAAAGAAACCGTAATGGACAGACTAGCACAGGATTATATTCTTTGTTCATACCTATGGAATGGAACTACGAAGGATTCATTGATGCTTATGGACACCCTGTCTTTGATACGCCGGAGCAAGAGGTTAAAGGACCTTACGGAGAATACATCGAGATGGGAATCATCGAGCACTGGCAAAACGAAGTTGATGGCTTAAAAAATGATGGAGATGCTTTAAATGAATTTTACAGGCAATTTCCAAGAACTGAAGAACATGCTTTCAGAGATGAGACACAAAACAGTATATTTAATTTAGCAAAGATATACGAGCAAATAGACTACAACGAGGAGCTTAATGTTCCTTTGACAAAAGGTAATTTTCAATGGGTTAATGGTGTTAAAGATGGTAAAGTTATATTTTACCCAAATGCTAACGGTAGATTTAAAGTTAGCTGGACGCCTAAGTCTGAATTACAAAATAAGCATATAATAAAAAATGGAATTAAATATCCTGCTAACGAACACATGGGTTCATTTGGATGTGACTCTTATGATATATCTGGCACAGTTGATGGTAAAGGATCTAAAGGTGCTTTGCACGGTTTAACAAAGTTTAGTATGGAGGATTGTCCTCCCGCACATTTCTTTTTAGAGTATGTAGCTAGACCTCAAACAGCCGAGATCTTCTTTGAAGACGTTCTAATGGCACTTGTATTTTACGGGATGCCTATATTAGCAGAGAATAATAAACCTCGTCTATTGTATTATTTGAGAAGACGTGGTTATAGAGGATATTCAATGAATAGACCAGATAAGTCTTGGAACAAGCTATCTGTTGCTGAAAAAGAAGTTGGTGGAATACCTAACTCAAGCGAAGACATAAAACAAGCTCATGCAGCTGCAATTGAAATGTACATACAAGATCACGTTGGTACGAAAATAGATGGAACACACGGTGATTTATATTTCATTGAAACATTACAAGACTGGGCTAAGTTTGATATAAACAATAGAACAAAATTTGATGCTGCAATTAGTTCGGGATTAGCTATAATGGCTTGTAATAGACATTTATATAGACCTAATGCAGAAGTAAAAAGACAGAAACTAAATATAAGCATATCAAAATTTAAAAATAAAGGGATGCATTCAAAATTAATAGATTAACAAATGGCAGAATCAATTACAAAAGGTTATTTTCCAAGTCAAGTTGTCAGCGACTCTGAGAAGGTTGGACGTGACTATGGTTTAAAAGTTGCTAAAGCTATAGAGAGTGATTGGTTTGATCGTGATTCTGGTAATACTAGATTCTACAACAACCAAAACGAATATCACAAACTAAGACTATACGCTAGAGGAGAGCAATCAATACAAAAATATAAAGATGAATTATCTATTAACGGTGATTTGTCTTATCTTAATTTAGACTGGAAACCTGTACCTATTATACCTAAGTTTGTAGATATAGTTGTTAACGGTATGGCAGAAAGAACCTACGATATAAAAGCTTATTCTCAAGATCCTTATGGAATGAGTAAAAGAACTGAGTATATGGAATCTATAATGAGAGACATAGAAACTCAAGAGCTTATAAAATT